TCTATCAATAAAAACGGACATAATACAATAAACAACTTATTTGATTAACACACCTCTTATTGTATCAAAGTTTACGTGAGAAAGCAACCATGACATTACAAGTATACCACCTGCAACCATCCATTTCCATTGGAGTAATTGATCCAAGGATTCTTTTTCTTTTTTATTGTGTTCGGTGATATCTTGTTTGAGAGATTTTAATTCCTGCATAAGTCTTCTTTCGGATTCTTGTACTTTTTCCAAAACAGTATCTATTCTATCATGGATTTCTTTGATATCAGTTTCGGTTTCCAGTCTTCTATCTTCCATGTCATCATAGACTTTTACAATATGTCTCTCGTGTTGTTCGGATAATTTTTCGATGACAGCATCCATTTTTGAGCAAAGAGACATTATGGTACTAACTTGTTCTTTTAGTACCCCAACATCTATCTTTAATTTTATGCTGTCATCGTCTGCCATTTATTTCTTTTCTGGTAATGGTGTGCCTTCAAGCTTCTTATGAATCTTGACTTGTTTGCAAACTTCTTTTTCTTTACCTTTGGCATCTTTTGTTGTCTCACATACCTTCTTAACTTCTAAAGGTTCAGCATAAGAGGCACTAACACATACAAAAGCCATTACTAACGCAAATATAATTTTTTTCATTTTAGTTCCTTAAATTAATGGTTGTGGTGCAGCAGGAGGACCTAATTTACCACCGTAACCTACGATTGGTGGTCCTGAGTTGATAACTTCTTCAACGACTGTAACACTTGTTGATCCGCCGTTTGATGTACGATTGAAACTTGATCCAGACATTGATCCTGCTGAAGATAATGCAGATGCTGCAAGGCCTGTTGCAAAGCCGGCTGGTGAGTTGAATCCAGTTGGTGAAAATGGTGAGGTACCTGGGGGTGGTCTATTTGCTGCATCTAATGCCTTTGCTTTTAAATCCTTGTCGCCACCAGCCAACATGATACCAGATAAGGTACCAGTCAAGAATGTAGCAATAGGAATAATCATCTCAAAGAACTTTTGGTCGATAGGACTAATAGCATTCAATGGTTGAGTGATAAAGATAATGGAATACAATACAACAAACACGATACCCGTGAGTGTCATTGCAAGGCAAATACCGATGAAGAATTTAAGGCGAGCCATAAGCTGCTCTTCGGTATACATGAAAGGTACATTATTATTTTGGTCCACAGTAGACTCCTGATGAAGTTTTGGGGATTTGAGTTTGTGTTTCAACTGCTGGAGGACCCAAACGAGGGTCTCTTTGGCCTTTGAAAATTTGTTCAGGACAGGTTCTTGTAACATCGCAGATAGGTAATTTACATTCAGGTTTATCCCAATTGGCTGGGTCTTGGCAAGGATATCTAAATTGGTCGTGGCCGCAAAATGCTAAGGTCAATGGCAATACTAATACAACAGAAGCCCAAAGAAATAATTTCTTATCACTCATTTATGCACCTAGAATTTTTAGAATTCTTGCTTTACGTGCTTTACGGTCTTCTATTCCAATAGTACCACCATTAATTATGTGTGTCATCTTGTCATCATCACCGGCATCAGCCCACTTGTTTAGGTTATTATTTTCCCAGAACCAACAGGCAGATTGTAACGCACCTTCAAAGGTTTGCATGTATTCAGATGCTTCTTCTGGTGTGATTGAGATACTGGCTGCGAACCAAAAGTAATTGTCTTTACCGGTAATTTGAATGGCACCACGGCCACAATATCTGTAACCATCACCAGACGCTTCATCGCCATTACCCATACGATTGGCATACATTCTGTTGGCAATCGCTTCCTGTTTATTGGGAAGACTTGCGTAATGGTTTGCTATCTCATCTGTCTCAAAGTGTGTAGGAAACAACTTACGTAAAGAAGCAGGTCTGTAATTTAGATTTTCTTTGAGAGCGGTAAAATCATTTGACTCATGTGTACATTGAGCCAAGAAAGAAGCAATACGTTGTGGTGTATTGATATCATAATCTGGCAATAATTGTGACAATACATCAAACCAATGATCCAAATATGGATTCTTAGGAATGATTTGTCGTAGTTGTTCTTTAGTTAATTCCATAATATTTTATTTATAGTTTAAATAGCGGAAGCTAACTGTACTGCACCCATTAAAATACTGTGATATTCTTGATTCTGTTCAAATTCTTCCAAGTTGGCATTGATTCTGTCTGTAATTTGCAAATCGTTAATCAATTCTTTAAATTCTTCAGCTGACATTTGGCCAGTCTGGTATGCATTTTGATATTGTTGTGCCAAATTGGCTGCTTCGTATAATGCGCTCATCTTGATTTACCTCCAATAGTTTTTTGTAGTTTTTCTGCGTTGAATGCTATAACACTCAATTTGGCTTTGCAATATACATCACCTGGTTTATCTTTCTTATATAGTTCATCAACAATTGTTAAAAAGTCTGATGTGACTTCAGCAATTCTCTCATTGTGTGGTATATATTGACTTGTATTTTTTAATTCTAATGCATCTCTATACAATGTTGTAACTTCATCTTTAGAGCAACTCATAAAAGTTGATTCTGTTCTAATTTTTGTAATCAATGTATATTCATGTGGATCATATGGTGAAGCAAAGATAATTTCTTTCACGGATGAACATGAAGTCAATAAAGTAAGTAACATTAAACATAAAATCTTTTTCATTTTTTAGCTCCATCAAATATTTTCTTTTGTACAGTATACCATTCTATCCAACCATCTACTTTCGTAGAGCATTCATAGTATGTAGTATAATTTGTAGTAACAGTTTGAGTGACACCACTTAATTTAACATCTTCAACAACTTTTTGTAGTGGTGGACAAGGTGTAATGATTGATTGTGGTGCTTCCGGAAATGTAGGTATGACTGTAACAGGTGTTGTACAACCAACCAGCAATAATGACAATAATAGATATTTCATTTTGGTGGTACCTCAGCTGCATCATTATGTGCTTTGACAAATTCTTGTGGTATGACACATTGACTATCATACTTGGTGATTTCTCGGTCAATGTATTGTTTTATAACTTGGCCACGTTCATGTATTACTTTGGTTCTAGTAACAACCTTTGAATCAATCTTGGCTGTTTGTTCTTTTCCTTCTTTTTCCATTTGAGCCACTTTGTCTTTGGCTCTTTGCATCTCGGCAAGCAGTTCATGATTGCCAAAGATTAGACCTTCTAGGAATATGGAGATTGTGAGAACGGCTATGCCTATTGCTGTTGCTGGTAATGAATATAGTTTACCAACAAAGTTTGATAGAATGAGAATTGCAACACCAATAGCAAAAATACCATGTACTATTATTAAAGGTATCTGATTAAGTAACCATATTAACATTTTGTTTCTTTTCTATTTTAATCCACGTATTATGAAATTTATAACCTTCTTTTTCTTGGCAATAAACAGATATATCATCAAATTCGTTTTCTATATATCTTCGAATACTAGCATTATCTAAACCATTTACTTTCAACATCATTAGATTAGCAGTTATTTCAGATTCAACGGTGAGTCCGAATTTGCTTTCTAAAAAAGAAACTATCTCTTTAAAATCGGTCACTTTGGTGCTTTCCTACTTCCCATAGACATCATAATTGGATTGTGTTTTTTACGTTTTCTCATATCAACACCAGGTTCACCACCTTTGCCTCCAGTACCAGCGATTGCACCACCACCTACTACATTAGTTGGACCTGCAGCAACTGCACCACCTCCACCGCCACCACCGGCCATTTCATCTACGTATTGTTTAAATGATTTTATCTGCATTTCCACTTTCTCAAAGCTAATGCTTTTCTGGATGGTTCACCATTTGGTTTTTTCATAGGACCTTTCATGCCAGACATACGAGCACAAAATGATTTTCTACGCTTTGCTGCTTTACTTCCAGGTTTTACTTTACCTGTTACAGCTTTCTTCAATTTAGAACCTGGGTTTTCTCTACGATAAGATGCAATACCTTTTGCATTTAAACCACCAGTAGGACTCTTGCCTTCTTTTCTACGCCATGCAGCAGTTTCAAACAATTCTTCATCTGAAACATCTTCAAAGTCTTCCCAAATTTGTTCAGGATCAATTCTATTTACTTCTGCAATATCATTAATAACTTCTTCTAAAATATCAAACAATTCTTCCGGATTATATTCTTCATAAAATTCAACTGCTTCAACTTGTTCCGACCATCTTGCGGAACCTTTATGTTGAATAGAAATAATTGTTGAGTCAGGAGCATGTTTAGTTATCAATTCGTGTGCGTGTTTTTCAGTATCAGCTCTAACATTATATGTTTTGTCATCTGTCTTAACTCTATATTTTTGTTTGACAACTTCTCCTGGACCAAAATATTTGTCTTTCCAAGGATCATGGTAAGCTTCCATTTCAACTTCTTCTTTCATAGCTGTATTATGTGTCTGTACCAACCAATCAGTGGCGTCTTTTTTAGATTTATATAACTTTTTCATATCCCAATGTTTGGAATATGCTTTATATGGTGTTTTTTTATTGGAAGGAGATTTCATGATGTTACCAATATGATGGCCATTATGATGTACATTCATCACTCCTCCATCAGTAATTATTTTTGTGGCTTCATCCAATTCGACTTCTTCTTTAACTTTATCAAATGACTTATTTAATAATTTAGTTAAATCTTTAAGAACTTTCTTTTTAGTAGTTGGTTTTACGGTAGTGCCTTTGACACCAAGAGGATAATCAGCGGCACGACCTGGAGGAGTTTGAGATTTATCCATCTCATCTAGTTCAACTTCTTCAGGTACACAATTAGGTACTTTTCTACCATTTTTCATTTTCATACCAACAGCAGTATAACCTGTCCAACAAGCGCTCTTTAAATCACCTGTTGGTTTTTTTACTTCGTCTAAGTATTGTTTAAAGCTTTTCATAGATTTTTTAACACCTCTGCAACATTTAAATCTAATGGTATATCATAACCATTAATATTTTTACCGTTTATTCCATAAATCATTTTTGGCATAATGTTCAAGTAACATAAAAATGTTTTTAATATATCATAATCACGTTCATCTATTTTATAGAACAATACTCTTGCGTTTGCTTCTAAGCCAAAAACATTGTTCAATAAAATTATATGGTTTAATATCAATCTCTCTTTAAGTACTTTTGTAGTCTTGTATCTACGGAACAATCTTTTCAAATACTTTGTTCTTTTGATATCTCCTTCAAATTCTGACATGATACAATGCGGTGAATTATAGCATTTCACAGCATATAACATAAAATTGTCATCATTTAAATTATCAAACATTTAACAAAAAAGAGGTGACTCTCGCCACCCCTTTTAATTATATTACAGAATAGTAATTGTAGCGTTTGCAGATGTTGCTGAAACACCTTCATCAGCTGCGGTTACTTTTACACGGAATACATAAGCGTTTGCTGTAGCATTATATGGGTAAACAGACAATGTATTTGTTGTACCACCCAAATAACCAGTTGCAGTTGGAGTATTGTTTGCAACGTTTGTCCAACCTAATCCACCTGTATTACTATTCACTTGCCATTGATAAGTCAATGCTGCAGATGTATTACCAGTCAAAATTGGAGATACAGTAAAGATAGCAGAGTTGGCATTAGATGAACTGTGTGTAACAGTTTGAGATGTTGTGAAAGTTGTTACATCAATTGCAACGTTGGCGTAGAATTGACCATCACCGTCACCAATCACATTAGCCAAAGCAACCAAAACTTCATGTGTAACTCGACCCGCACGGCCACCAGAACCAGTTGTTCTTAGTATCCATCCTGAATGTGTTGGATGAGCTATGGCTTCAGCTGCACCAATTTCTTGGTTATCTACAGCATAAAGACCAACCGTTGCGTCTTGAATATACACATTAGGTGTAGTATTTCCATAAAGAAAAGCTACGTTTGCCGCTGTTGCTCTGGCGGCAGATGCTGCTACGCCAGCACCATAAGTAATTGTAGAGTTAACGGCCCAATGTGGTGCGTTAGCTGCGTTGTCGTTATTGCCCCAAGATGACATGTTATTCTCCTTTTAACCGTGGGTTATTCTATATTTATCTGTTATTATTTTTTGGATTTATCTTCTTCTTTTTTCTTGTCCTTGTCTTTATCCTTTGTAGGATCAGGTTGACCTGGACGTACTCTCATCATAGGGTCAATCTCAATAGTATCTCTACTTTGACCAGTCAATGTTGTACCGCCTGATAGAACCGCTGCGGCTTTAGGTTTGTTTTCGCCTTGAGAATCTTTCTTATCAGCCGCATCAAATTTAGGCTTTTTGCCATATGTAGCTACTGATTTATCTGCTTTTTCATGGTCATACAAATCTTCTTTCATCATCTTCTTATTTTTGTAGATAGATTTGATGAGTTCAGCAGATTTTGACATAGATTTTTTCTTTTCAGCCATAACATCAGGTGTTTGTGTTGCAGCTTTTGGATCTTCATACTTATCTTCAACACGTAATGATTTTTTCAGATTTGATATTGTTTTTGACATCTGTTTACCAGTAGCCTTCATTACGTTCATATGACGGTCTGTAGCTTTCTTGTGTTGACCAGCAGAAGTCAAAGAATCAGCGGACTTCTTGGCTTTTTCTTTGTAACGACCAAGTAATTCTGAAGAAACTTCATCTAAAGTATCACCTTCTAGTTCAACAGAATCACCCATGTAACGACCTTTACCATAACCCCTATCAGCTGTATCTGGTGCAGGCTTTGGTTCTTGGTAACCTTTTGATTTTAGTTTTTCTCCAGCTTTAACAATAGAAGTGATTCTAGAAGCTCTCTTTTTTGCATCTTTTTCACGACTGTCTGGTGTTGAAGGATGACGTAAAGGATCATCCTTCTGCATAGCAACTTTTAAAGCACGTGCATTGACATCTTGGCCAGCTTTCTTTTTATAACTAGCCAAAGTATTTACAGATACTTCATCCAAAGGCTCAGCAACATCTTCTCTCATATGAGCACGTTGCCATTGCAAGAAAGCATTAGATTTTGAATGTGCAATCTTCACATCTTTAGAAGCAAATTCTGGATTGATACCTCTTGATTTGAGGTATGCATCTAAACCTGGAGACTCAGCAATGTTTGCTTTTGCAGACCATGGATCAGAAGGATTGGTACCAAAAGTTGGTCTTACAGTCTTATTCTTAACGATGGCCTTTAACTTTTCTACTTTATTCATTTTAATTATTTCCTGGTGCTTTACCCATCATCTCATTTTTAACTCTCTGTAAAGCTTTATGAGCAATTGCTTTGGCATTAACTAAAGGCTTACTTTCGTTAGTAACAAAAGGATTATCACCTGTGCCTGAACCAGACTCTGGTCCTTTGAAAGCTTCAAATATAGTTTCTTCACCCATAGTCTTATCCGACATAATGACATTGTTTTTGGAAACTTTCATAACTTTTAAGTCTTGTTTCTTAGCCATATCTTTTGCCATCTCAATAGCTTCTTTGTCATGGTCAGCATTGTAAATCATTTTACCTTTCCACTCACCCGTCATAGGACAAGAAAAGTGTACTGTGTGAGTATGCATATGATGACCTTCAGTCAACTCAACTTCTTCTTTAGTTGGTTTTTTACCAGTTTGTAGCATACCCATTTTCTTTTGAAGGTTTTTACGCATAGCTTCATCGTCACCATGACCTAATTTTGATAGAACTTTACTACCAACTTTTTTCATGGTGTCCATCATACCTTCGTCCAAATCATCAACAGATTCCATCTTAACTGTGTTCTTTTGACCTTTGTGCATACTAGTATTGTGGTGACTTACTTCTTTTTTAGCTTCTTTGTCGGCAATTTTCTTTGCTTGTGATGGTGTTACACAATCAGCTTCTTCTGCACTTAATTTAACTTTAGTACTCTTATGTTCGTTACCATCATCAAAACCTTTTGGCATAGCAACACGACCACGTAACATATCAACTGTCTTTTTAGCTGGATCTATTTTTTCTTCTAATTCGTCCAATTCTTCTTTCATGGCTTGTTTTGTAGCAGTAGCATACATAACCGATTTCCAGTCTTTACCATATTTCTTTTTGAAGTAACTAGTTTTGTCTTTCATTGACATAACAATGTCTTCACGTTTTTTCATTTGTTTATCAGACATTTCTTTTTCTTGGAGTTGTTTCATCGACTCCAATAGTCTTTCTTTGAAAGATACTTCTTCTTTCTTCATTTTATCTTTTGGTTCATCGTGTTCTGGTTTATCTTTTTGTTTGCTGCCACCATAACGATGACCTTGCTTAACACCGGAACCACCAGATGGTTGCGGACCTGCCTTGTCTTTGACAGCCTTCATCATATCGTCCCAACCTTCTTCCATTTCAATGGCTTCTTTGTGTGACTTTGCAGTTACAGGATATTTTTTACCCTGAAATTCAAAGTGAGATTGGTTTGCTCTCTTAGCAGCATGTGCAGCTTTGTGAAAACCTGTTTCATCAACCTCAGCATCAGTAATCATTCTTTTTTTATCTTCCAGCACCATGTTAACGGCGTCAATCATAGATTTTGATACTTTGTTTTTTTCGAACATATTATTCTCCTGTTTTTTTCTTTTTCTTTTTGATTTCGTAGCCAATTAACTTCTTATCCAAATCACTATATGTCTTCATAGGTTCTTTATTACCAGAACCCCCAAGAACACCACCAACGCCAGAGTCAACAATACCTGGGTCATCTATGGACTCACCATAAGTTTGGTCTCCAAGGCCTGCAGGCAATCCACTTCTTGGTTCAAATTCACGGCCAACACCATCCGGTTTCATAACTTTGGCTGGTGAATTGATCCATCTAGACTTCTTTATTTTGTCTTTTTCTTTGTCCTTGGAGAAGTTGCTCTCTTTTGGCGGGGCGCTGATTTTGAGGCTGGGGCTGCTTTCGGCGTAGACTCCTGTTCCTGAACCAAAGGTGTAGGTTGTTCCGTTTGGATTTTTTCTTGGATTGGTGTTTCCTCTGATTTGGTCTGTGTCACTACCGATTCCTGCGTTACTGGGGGTAATGTCACTTGGGCCTCTGGCTGCGAGTTTGAAACTTGGGTTGTATTTGGCAACGGTTTTAGCCTGAATATGTCTAGAATCTTTTTTAACATTTTTGTCTTCCTTAAAGAGATAATTTTCACTTCTTAATTTATCACGGTTTTGTAACCATGACCCTGCTACGTCACTATACCATTTACTATCCAAAAATTGGTTAATGTTTTGGTATGTTTCAGTAATACTTTCTTCAATAGTATCATAAGAACCACTATTGTCAAAATACACAAACTTTTTAAAATTTTGTGAGAACGATTCTCTAATCTGTTGGGCTTGTAACCATTTATCTTGCCTTACAGATTCACTCATCATTCTTTTTAATTTTTCATTTCTCTCTTTACTAACCTCATTGTCAGTATCAACAAAAATCATTAATGTCTGATATCCTAAATCTTCTAATTCTTCCTTAATGTGTGATATTCTTTCACTATCATCTGCTGGTCCATTAATAATTAATGGTAGACGATGACGAATTGCTTCTCTACGTACATCATGAGTCTTTTCGGATAATTTCTGTTTATCAGCCAAATAATCAAAAGCTTGTACTGTATTTATTTCCACCATTTTTTGTTCAGCGATGGCTTCTCGGATTACGATATCCTTACCAGAACCAGGTCCACCAGTTACAAATACCGCTTTGAAAATACCACGATTGTAACTTTCATTTAAACCCATGCCATGACGTACATCGTGCATCAATTCTTTTGCATGTTCATCTGAAACGTGTGAGGGTACACCAGTTCTAAATGATGAAAAATCTTTATTCTTGGCATGTTCTCTCATCTTAGTACCGGACATACCTTCTGAACCTTCAGCATCAGGATCACGGTGACCAGCAGAAACGACCTCTATTTTTTTGTAGTTATAAGGTGCTTTACCAGATTTATCAGGCACTCCATTATATTTGTGTAACAAGTCGTGATATTCTTTAACACGGTCTGAACCCGCTACGACTACCAAATGGTCATGTCCTTTAGCATTCAATCTAGCTGCATGATGCATAATAGTTGGATGTTCTTTGGATGAAGCTTCAAACTTAGTACCGGGTGAATATCTTTTTAGGTGCTTTATTTTCTGTTCCGATGACAATGGATTCTTCTTGGAATCTTGTGAATGTGATACAACTACTGTATGTGCAGCACCACGTTTTTCCGCTTCTGAACGAACCTTATCTATCATCTTCAAATGACCAGTAGTAGGTGGATTCATACGGCCAAAGGCCATCACCACCGGCTTGTGTGTCTTTGATTCTTCTACTACTAACTGGAGAAACGATTTCATTTAGGGTTGTGCACCAATCTTCATGTTTGTTAAAGGACCATTGTTATGTTTAACTTGTAAACCGAATACTCTATGTCCATCAGCATGAACATTAATTTGGCCTTCGCCAGCTTTATGTAGTTCGATTTTTTTGGCCTTTTTAATTTTGTGATACATATCGTTATCTGAAGGATCTTCTGTGTGTGCTGCAGCTGGCTTCTTGCCATCACCACCAGTTCCATGTGTTTTTACATATGGTAAAGCGTGTGCTGTATTACCTTTTATGTAGGTTTTTAATAAATGATTTTTCAAATCTTTTTGACTCATTTGAGAATAACCTTCATGCAACTTATCACGTATTTCAGTATTAACTTTACGAGCATGTTCAGATGCTTTGTGGTATAGTTCATTATTACGATATTCTGGATTATCATTACCAGCAGCATCTTTCTTTTCACCAGCAACAGCTTTAGCTGCAGCTGATTTATTTGTGCCTAGACCATTTTTCTTCATAAATTCTTGGTGACGTTTTTCTGCATGACCCAATAAATCATGGCCAATCAGATTACCAATCTCTTTTGTTCCACCATTATGGAATCCAATTGCTTTTGCACCAGAAGACTTTAGAGAATTACCAAAATAATGATGTGCTGCTGATTCTGGTTTCTTTTTAAATTTTGCAACCAAGTCTGAAGGATTCTCTTGTTGTGTAGCTTTAATACCGGTATGTCTTTCGATATCGCCAGGTTTAGCAGTCAAATGAACTTTTTCAACCTGTTCATAGCCTCTTTGTTTGGCGTGTTCTAAGAATGATTTTGCTTGCTCGGGTGCTCTTGCTTCTTGAGTCTTAACTTCATTCGTTCCATACTTCTTATCATGAGCAGCCAACATAGATTTGTGATGGTCAGCCATCTGTTTGTGTTCTGCATCAATCCATTTATTACCATTTAAGTGATAAGCTACTCTAGCTTCATTGTAACTTCCACGATGAATGTTGATACCAGCAGAAGCTTTTTTGGCTGCAGCTTTACGTGCTTGTTCTTCATCGGATAGTACTTCTTTGGGTTTTCTAAGTTCTGTTATCATTCCTTCGTGTAATTTACCAGCATAAATTAAATCGTGATGTGTTTTGAGTATGTCAATAACTTCATTATCAGTTTTTCCAACAAATGTGTGTGTTTCTTCACCCTCATCATTTTTCACATGATGCATATCACCTTCTTGGTGAACTTTATACATGCCTCTGATTGGATGAAAGAAAGTATGTTTTGCAATTTTACCTTCAGATTCAAGTATTACTGTTAAAAATCTTTTCATTTTCTTACCTTTAACAAATTTGCTTTGGCGAATTCTTTACGATTAACTAATTTTGTTGGTTCATTTTCGTGGTTCACAACGAACCCTTCTGGATCAGTTGCTTTACCATCGATGTGATGTTCTAGACCACCTGGATGTTGGTTTAAAACATTGACTAACGTATCTTTAGCTTTCTGTAAATGATGATGCATTTTCAATATATTGTCATACTGTTCCTTGTTCTTATCAATGTGAGACATGTGGACTTTAGCTTCAGACGATTTACGAGATTGTGCAGCTGGTGTCTTTAACTTTGCGGAAGCCTTATTATACATGCCTTGTATATGATTTTTCAAGCCTTCAGCTGTAGGATTTTCATCGGTACGTACAGTATGATTGATATATGTTGCTAAACGGCCACCTTCTCCTTGATGCATCTCTGTAGCTTTGTACATTTTATTCTTATTTTTATCATGAATTTCTTTGGCTGCTGCCATGTGTTTATGAAATTCTTCTTGGTCGTGTGGAGAATAATGTACTTGTTTCGTATCGTGTTCAGCAGATTTGTGCCAAACGTCAGGATGAGAACTAAAGTTATGGTGGTCTGGATGTGGATCAGCTTTCATGGTCGCAATATTATCCCCATGATACTGTTGGTGGACAACAACACCAAACTTCGCTTTTCTTATTTTATCACCCCCATCACCTTTTGCAGTATATGTGATAGTGTTTGGGGTAAAAGAAACACCTTTTTTTGACTCATGTTTGGTGTCATGTTTGAACATAACATCACCTTGATATACACCATGTTTAGGTGTAACTTTAGGTAAATGTGTTAATCCGGCATGTAGAGCATCCACAAGACCTGGAGCGTGGCCGTGATTTTTTAATATGTCTGCGTGGTTGTAGTTAATTTTTGGAGTTTTATTGAATGCTGACTTTGAAGCAACAAAAAACTTACCAGTTTTAGGGTGATGGCCAAAAACAATTGATGGTGAACCATCATATTTCATTGTTAGATTGGAATTGTGTAGACCTTCTTTGGTGTGTTCGTGTGCCTGATTTAAAGCACCGACTGCATGTTCGTAACCTTTTTTACCATGCATTAATGGTCTATCTTCCGCATGATGAATATGCTTAAGCTGGCCACTAGACTCAGCTTCAGCTTCTTCTTTTAAGAAATTTAGAAAATAACCCATGAAAACCCTTTGATACGTAACACACTATGGTTACCGATAACTTATTTATACAACTTTTGGATTTATGTGACGGATTTATAAAATTGTACGGTCCGATATATAGAATCTAAAATGTTGGATTTAGTATGATTCTACTGTACCATTTCCAGCAAGCCAACCACGACAATAGACTTTATCAAACTCCACCAAATGTTTTTTTGGTATATTTACATAATGTGCATGTTCAGTATCAATGAATTGTAATAATGACAGGTTCTTTTGAATCACTTGTAAATAATTGTCAATTAAAGATGGACAAAGAGAGAAAAATCTGGTAATTAGTAAGTCTGTTGCACCTAAGTCCATAAAATTCGTGCCATATTTGTTGGTTTCGGTATTAATAGTCATCCAAGTTGGAATTCTCTTTTTGAATACGTATTTGCCAAAAAGATTATCGTATTTACTTATATCGAAACCATCTTCCAGTAATGACCTAGCAGATATTTTAAATATTCTTTTGACATCACTTAATATCTTCATTAGGTTAGGATCACCTTTCATTGCAGCCAAAACATTGTAAATCAATACATTTTCAGCTTGACCTTTCATGCCTTTTTCAGACAATTCTCTGACCAAAGGTTCTTGGCTCAAATTAAATAACATATTACAGTTTTGTTGTAATGTATTATTTTCTTCGTCAGTTAATGGTGCAAGAGAAACGTCACATAAAATAATCAAGGCTTCTGGTACTTTTTCACGTATTGATTTCAACCCCAATATAGTTTGTTCAAATCTTTCTTGATGATTAAATACACCAATAGCAGGTTTAATTGAAGATGTTACTAAAAATAAATTTTTATCTGGTATCATAGGAAATTACTCAATTCATCAGAGTTACGTTTAAGATTAATGGCTTCAGCTCTTGGATATGGATTGTTATCGTTGAAATCGTTGATAAGAATCCTTTTAGAATTTAACAGACCAGACACCAAAGTAAAGTTTTTAAAACCCAATTTGGAAAGTAGATTCTGTGTTATAGAATCTAGTAGTTTACTTCTTGCTGTTGTGAATATAAACTGTGCACCTTGTTCTTGTAATTCTAAAAGTCTTTTCACATTGCTTTGTAATGGTATAGCTTCTTGGTTGTAGTTGTTATCACCAACCTTGGCTTGATTCATAATGATAGTACCATCAATGTCACAGAAGATGACCGGTTTATCATTCTGTTCAAACCACTCTTTAGCAGTACCAACATCAATATAATTAGTAACTGATTTTTTGGTGAAAACGACATTATTATTTAAACAAACACCAATTACATCCGAAACAAACACTTCATTTTCTTGTTTGATAGTTTCAAATGCAGATTTAAACATTGCAGCACTACCAAACTTATAACCACCAACACAGAAAGTATCAGACACAACTTTCTTCTCAATAATATCTGTAATGATATCCTGTTCGTTGTATATGATAAAGCTTTTGGCTGATAACCTCTTTAACACTTCATGTTCGGAAATATTTGTGGTGCAAACATAACTGCCTGAAGTTAATTCGTGAGTGAAATAACTGTCACAGTCTTTAATGAAGATTTCGGCATCATCATTTATATTTGCTCTTTGTAATATCTGGTATACTGTATCTGCTGGACCTTTTGTTGGTTCATCAATGATAACAATCTTAACACTACTGCCAAATTCATAATTGATGAACTTAGAAGCTTGATACTTATCTTCATGTTCTTTTAGAATTCCAATAGTGATTGAATGATTTGTGAATGAACGCAAAGCATTTTTCAACATCAATTCATGTTTGTAATCATATAACAAATACTTTGGTTTCATGTTTGGAAACCTAGTTGATAGTCCGGCTGCAGGTACAATTATTTCCATAATTTATTAATCTCTCTTAATATAAATTGATTATCAAACTCACTTTTAGTGTACGGGTAAACTCTCAATAACATCAATATCAATAGATAATCATTATTCGCTTCAGGAAACACATTCAAAATTTTGGACTGAATAGAACTGATTTTGGTATCTAATTTGATATCAGTATGTCTTAAAAACCATTTGCATTGCAGGTCTTGTCTCATTTTAGCAATGTCAAATATATATGAATCATATGGACTCTGCATAGGATCAATCATATAGAATTTTCCACGAGAGTACATGATATTCTCTAATGTCAAATCACCATGATACGTGGTACATGGTAATATTTTTGGTAACTTGGATATCAATTCTTCTTTAGTGAATGGCAATGTTGTACAATCATCCATCCATTTTAACTTATCATAATACGTTTGAGTGTAATCTTTTTCCATCTTAACTGATGAAAAAGAAGTCAATGTAGACTTGATAAACTTTGTTAATTGATTTTGTATGTTATGTGTAAGGTATGTTTTTATATCCAAGCCATGAATATACTGCATATCTAAAGTTTCATCTTTGTAAGTATATATTTCAGGCAAAGAATAACCTTCACTAATCAACACTTCCATGCGTGAATAGTTTCTATCAACATTACCTATTTTTCGGACAAAGAGTTTTTCTTCATCCTTCATTAAGTAAATTTTACTACCGGAATGTCCAGATAATTCTTTTATTATTTCGGCCATTGGTCATAATCATCACGAATCAATGAATGCCATGTTCCATTATGAGCACCAGGTGGAAATGGATTATCCATATTAACATATACTAATTTTTCACCATGAAGATTATGTTTACGTAAGTTAGCTTTCATAAGGTCTTCACCATTAAACTGTGCCCCTGCATTGTAGTACTCATCTAAATTTTCATATGTAGACATATACTTCATCATTGTTTTATACGATCCAAACGCAAATTGGTCATTACCAAAATCTCTTTCGGGAACCATTCTGCAATTTGGTATGTATAATTTAGAATTGTCTAATTGTTCAAATGGTATTTTTACATTCAAAGCATAATCAGTTCTACTCTTAATAACCCAATCATATTTTGAATAACTATTACCAATTAACAACGAACACATATACATTGAATGAAACATCGATTGTGTTGTTCGAGCTGGATGTTTAATTGGATTAGCTGTCCTTGTGTATTTTACATCAGCTTCAGGATTAGGTTTACGTGGACTGTAAACATAATATGTTGGTTTATACAAGTCCTGTATTTTTTGATTATCACCTTCGGTCAAGTAAATGAAAGTATCAACATCATAATGATCCAAAAGATTCTTCTTATGATATTCATAACCTTTTTCAAAAGACCTTGGTTGGCCAAATAAACATAGTGCAATTTTCATCGTATTCTAACTGGTAAATTAAATATTTGATATGGTGTGTCTGTCATAATAAAATGACGTAACATTAACATATGTGGATTATAACTGTGATATTTGTGTATCCTTATGTTATTCTCTCCATACTTATGTTCATTTCTCAACCAATCTTCAAACTCAGGTTCAAACTGCGTTGATTGTAATCTCTCATATTCGTCATACAAAAAGAATCTTGAGGCTAATTTGAATGGAATCAATGCAAAGATATCTGACATTAGATTATAACATTCGGCTTCAGGTGTTACCATGAAGTCTACTGAATCAAATTTAAACAAAGCATCAAATATAATATCGTAACGGCAATATACTACAACATCATATTCTTCTTTGATTAGATTAAAAGCAGCCTTACGTGCATAGTGCATTGATGCTGCACCAGCAATACGGTCTTGAATGACCAAATCTTTTTTAGGATTGGCTTCAAGAATTCTTTTTTCCATGTCAAGAAAAGTTTGTTCATGGTCACTATTCTTCTCTCTCAATATACGACCTTCAGGAACACCTAATTTATCGATAATGGATTGTAATTGTCTATCACTTTCGTCTTTATCATTGTCAGCCCAAAGGTGACAATAAACATCCAATTCATTTATATCAATAAATTTTTTGATGTTTTCCCATGTAGTATCGAAAGTCCTATAATGACCAGAGAGTACAATACATTTCTTCATTATTTGTACCAGTACCAAACATCACATTCGGTAGTCAAAATTTCTTTACCTACTTTCGCAGCAAATTCTGTTGCAGCTTGATGCACACCAGGAATAGCTGTGAAGTCATGGCCAGAGAAAATACCACCAGGTTTCAACTTAGAATAATAGTTGAGACAATCTTTACTCAATTGGTCATATGTGTGTAAACCATCAATAAAGATAAAATCAAATTCTTCTTCTTCAAATACATCAACAGCATCATCCGATGTTTGTTTAACCAAGCTGAAACGGTTGGAAAATTTGTCCAAACGATTCATTGCATTTTCAAAAACTTCCTGTCTCTCATGCAATGGTCTACCATTCCAATCAACATAATTTTCATATGGATCAATTGATGTCAACATTAGATTTGGATGTGACTCTAACAAGAATACCGTTGTATCTCCAATGTCACAACCAATTTCCAGACCAACAGGTTTTTCAATATCTTTAATCAATTCAGCCAAACCATAACCTGAACATTTTGATTTCTGTTCGATTCTGGTTCCGAAATTAAAAACATCGTTTGTGTTAAAACTAATAATATCACTCATATTTACACCTTATAAACAAATAATTGAGACTCATCTTCTTGTCCATACTTCTGTTGAACAAACTTTTTCCATTCCGGTACACGGTCGTACTGGTGAACAATACAATACATTTCACGGTTAGCAGTCCACACAACACCATTATCAAATGTAGGTTCAGCATCTAATAAGAAAGGTCTAAATGATTCAATCTTAGATGGATCAACCATTGTTCCTGCCTGACAAGCCCATGCGTGGTGATTACCAGCAAAGAACATTACATCATAGTATGGCTGTGTATTGATTAGTACATTGAATACTGCTTGGTCACAAATTTGAATTGGTCTATTAATCGCATTGGTGAAAATATTGAACACCAAGTCTTTCATATATTCAGATGAACCACCTAATACACCAACATTATATATTGTGTTATTTTTAAATAAATCGTGTACGTATGGTCCGTAAGCCTGCATTAGGTTTTCATTACCCCATGGTTCATCACAATAACGCATACCTTCAGAGCCACAAACTAATTTTTGGTTAACAATCATGTCATCACTGATAGATTGGTTTTCCATCCACTTAAATGGTGACCATTGAAAGTAAACATCTTTTACATCGGTAGTTACAACATAACGATAATCTTGCCATGTCTTTCTAAGATATTCGTAAATAGATAAGAACCGCAACACATGAACCGGCACATTCAGGTTTGGCATATCAACGATATCAAATCCTTGTGATGACAACCATTTTCTAGTTTCATCGG